CCAGCATGTAAACCACTCTTATGTCACACTCTTCTTTAGTAGTATAAGGACCGTATGTATCCGTAAATTTGACGCACGAATTAGCGACGTTAAGTGCACACGCTAATACAACAGCCTCAAACATTACTTACCTCTGTTCTTAGAAAGTGCCGCCTGTGTATTAATACGATACAAGTTCACATCATTTCTGTCATCAGCTATGTTCTCTTGCAAGTTTAACCTATTTTGAGCCAACTCATACGCTTGCTGCAACTTAGCTTGATCAATCTGGAAGTCCATAACATCGTTCTGCATCTTACGCTGTATTTCTTGCGTATCGTTCTGCAACTCTTGTTGACGAATCGCAACCAGCGGATCTTGCTGCTGGGCTGACTCCAGAAGGGGAGACAACTGCTCTAGTGTTTCGGCAATTTGCTGTGCCACCATCGCTTCAACAACCGAAGGATCAATCTGAGGAATTTGCTCACCCGCATTTTGAGCTTCTTGCTGGGTGACTTTAATAACTTCACCAACAATATCTCTAGCGAATAATGCTACATGATCTTGTATGTGCGATTGCAAAACCATAGCGGCCTGCGGATTGCCTTGTAGTGCAGGAGATTGAATTAAAGAAGCATGTACACGAATATGTGCTCTGTGATCCTGCTCTGGGAACACCTGTAACTGCATACCCTTAACTGCTGCACCATTTTCTGTAGCCGGATCTTTCGGAGCCGGAGGTGGTGGCGGCGGAAGAATTGCATCGATGTTCTTTACATCTAAGGCATCGTACATACGGCGGTAAGCCTCATACAGATTATGCATCTGTGGCGCGGCTTGTGCTAATTGCAACTGAGTCTGTGCCAATGACAGACGCTGTGCCATAGAAAAGATTGACGGGTCGGAGACAGGGAGAATATCTACACGCCCGTCAAAGTCTTGTGCCATTATCTGAGGACTTACATTAGCACCTACAAAATACGGATAAGGCATCGGATTATTGGCAAAGATTTCTGCCAGCATTCTAAATTCTTGCTTTTGTCCTGTGTGCAGGCGCTTGTGAATACCAGAGATTACTTTAGATCCCTGCTCAATCAAAGCAACCGTTGTTCCAACAGGAGCATTTGAATTAGCATCAGCCACCTTCGAGTCTGCAATCTGCGCAAAGCGCCGACCCGAGTCAACAACAACACCCAGTAACTGAGCCAGTGTGCCCGAAGGCTCTTTGTACGGAAGTGGTATAAGAGCGTTTCTAATATCTCCGCCAGGTGCATCCAAGTCCCGGAACTCACCCGGATTGACAGGTTCATCATTGTTGCGGATACGAACTCCACGAGCCTTAAAGCCACCAGGTAGGTTTGCGAGTGTCCCAGCATCAATAAGCTGACGCAGGATTGATGTCGCCGCACGAGACAATCCACCAATCATATGCAACAGACCGAAGCCGTAGAACCCAAAACCAGGCAAAAACTTGTAATGAACAAAGTATTGCCGCTTACGGCGCATAGGGTCGTCTTCTCGGTAGTTACGAGCTATCGATAAAATCTGCCCCGAATCTTCATCCACAGTGACGATATAAGGAAGCTTAATTCCCGTCGGTTCGCCCTGCTGGTCCATGTCTTCAAAGCCCTCAAGGTCAAGCTCCACATGAACCTCAAACAACGTATACATTTCGTCGCTATACCCTGGACGTAATCCTTGAATCTCGTCAGTTTTGCTGCGAATTGTCGTATCAGATTCATCATCGTCACTCGGAGATAAATCAACATCACGGTAAATGCCTCCTATCTGTAGTTTGCGAATATCATTCTCTGTCATCCGCACAACATGTGTAAATCTTTCTGCTGTCCGTAAATCGGAAGCAGAATACGGAACAATCAAATCCTCCGCATGAACAAACTTAGACACCGCACGTTGTCTAGTGGGGTCTTGGTAGACTTTCTTAAATGTAGATCCAGTCAATGGTAAATAGAAAAGCATCTGATCAGTGTCTTGATCATACTCTTCCATAACCTCGGTAATCTGATAGTTCATGAAGTCCTTAACACGAACCGATTGATCTTCTGTTTCCTTGGTAGGAGTACCTACAACCTGAGTTTTTACAGGACCGCCAGCGGGCATCATCTCTTTGTAAGCTTGTGCCTGAAACTGAGTTACAGACTCCGAAAGCAAAGGGTGAGTTACACCAGAGGCACCAAGAAAGGGCTCAGAGCGCTCCGAGTAATTAATTCCTAGCAAAGTTAAACCCTTGGCAATCGCCTCCTCCCATTCGGAGCGAGACTCTTTGTCATCATCTATCTTGCTCAACAACTCTGAGGACAACGACCCAAGAACACGGTCATCTAAAACTTCTGCAAGGTTTGCATTGTGGTCGTACTCTTCGGTTTCGACTTCTATTTCACCCATAGAATCCGCAAGCTCTATCCCGTCTGGTAGCTGCTCTTCCATAGGTAACTCAACTTGCATCTCTTGCGGCATTTGAGGCGCTGGTCCACCAGCACCCATTGCCATATCAACCATCTGTGGAGGTAATGCCATACTAGAATGTTCCTTTAAATGTGCCACCGCGGGCTTTCATTACAGCACCGCCTTTTTTCTTTTTAACAAGCTTTGGCCCGCTTGTGTTTCCTTTTACAAAATAACTTACGCCATCAGGCTGCATAACTTTTAAACCAGCGTAGGTTTCCAAAAGAACATCTGTCCCTAACCTGTCAGCAGCGGCAGCAGCCTTAAATTTATCTTTATATGTTTCAGCCACTAGAATATTCCTTTGAACCGTTGTGGGCGAGCGATAGGGCTAAAGCCCTTGATCATACCACCCTGGGATTTCTTTCTTCCATACGTCTCAGGTTCTATCTTAGTTCTAAACCTGTCTGCTTGCTTATCTGTAAGATTAGAAAAATTCCCGCTAATAGCAATAATTCTTATTTCTTTATCTGTGCGCCCGTCCGTGCGAACTGGTTTGTCCTTGTCAGACATTACATCACTTCCTTTGCCATAGAACCAATTCCTGATCTTACCATACCACCCGCGGCACGTCTAATCGGACGTTCCATAAGCTCCTTAACAGCAGGCTTTCTTACATCTAGCACCCGTAGTGGAAGTTCTTTTAGCTCGCCCCTATGAACAGCACGGGATCCAATCTTGCTTGGACCATAAAACTTTATAGTATTCGGATCGTCTAAAGCAGCGCCTGGCACATTATAAAGTTCTGCCCGAGCCTCCGGATTTGCTTTTCCAAATTCTTTAAGACCCTTGTCTACAGCGGGTCCGTAATTACGCAAAAATGCATCATTCGGTGTTCTTCCCGGGGCGTTGGCTAAATACAAGGGATCAGCAAAAACAACAAAATCTATGTTATTGTCGTCAATCGCTTCTCGTATAGCCGACCTTACTGAAAATTCATGATAAGATCCGTCGTCGGAATAGGGAGTCTTCGGCGCATATCCCTTAGCCCCATTGCTTTCTATGGAAAGATCGGCAAGTCGTTTTGCCACTGTTATCTTATCCTTAGCAGGATGAGCGCTAAAAGCAATCCTATAGGCGTCTATTTCATCAGCTAACTCATCGTTAGGAACCAGGTCCTTGGAAAGTTCCTCAATGTTGTTTTTTACTTTAATTACCTCAAGCTGATTTAAGTAAACGTCTAAATCCGAACCACCGCCGAAGTCTGCAAAAAAGTCCTTTAGTGAGCTTTCTAGCCAATCTTTTCTACCGGAACTACTTCCTGACGAGTAACTGTCTAAAAAAAACTCACCCGTATTTATGTTTTTAGTATCTAAAAACCTTTCTGCGTCTTCCTCACTTAAAATTAAAGCATCTGTATTAAGCTCTTTGGTAAGATCTTGATCTGATTTCTTGTTTGTTGAAATTACTCTTATTATGTCTTCATCGGTAAACTGGTCAGCTATAGAGGCTAAAAGCTCATCTCTAACCGCTCGTTCTGAGTCTGACATCCTCAGCGTTTCGGTGTAAGGAATTTTTAAAACTTGAATCTCTTCTGGTGACAAATTATCTAAAACACTTTTCATTTTAGGGTCAGATATAAGACCCAAAGACCCTCTTGCGTCTAGCTGCTGTAAATGTGTTCTTGTAATTTTATCCGTAATAACTTTCATTAGTTGCGGTTGTTGATCTAGCGTTGGATCAAAACTCCTAGAGGAGCCACTTAGGTCAACAAATGTTGATCTAAAAGCCGCAACAGAAACGGGGTCAGCAACTCCTCCGGCCAATTCTATTAAAGTTTCTATCTGAGGTTCCAGAGCGGACCGATCTTCAAACTGTGTTGGTGAACCTTGTGTTCTATCAAATTTTTGAGCAAAACTTAAGAGCTCCGATGTTCCTCTTTTAGTAGACAAAAGTTTAACGAGCGCTGGAACCGTAGCAGCAGGTTGTCCAAAGAGGTGATCCGGCTTAGAATATCTAGCGTTCCCAACGTCATTAGCTTTTTCCATAGCCAGTTCTAAAACATTTTCTTGATCTTCGATTTGTCTTTCAAGTTTTGAGTGATTAACTAACTTCTCTCCCCTTAGATCTTGGTCAAGACGAAGAAGCTTGTCCCACTCCTCTGTATAAGTAGGACGAATTGTTTCGCCAAATGTATTGTAGCCTTCCACGTACTCGTCTACGGTTCTAAAGTATTTGGTCTCGTTAACAGGAGGTATTCTAACTCTAAAAGCTTGCCCACTTGACTGATTAGAGACATCATTACTCTGGATCTCTCCAATGAACCTAACTCTAGGGTTCATTACCTTAGAAGCACCTGATCCTACGCTTTCGACATTAAAGTCTGCAAAGCGCGAATGCCCATAGTATCCAGGAAACCAAGAGTAACCATGATCATTAATTGACTTCGGAGTTACTTTACCCAATCCAGGCAGGTTTATCTCAGGAACTGTATTACCAAAAAGTGAGACACCAAAATCTATCCTTGCTTCTGGAACTGTGGTCAATCCTACATCTTGTCCAGCATTGTCCACGCCCCCGGTAATTTCAGGATAATACTGCTGTCTGAAATGACTGACCCTGTTAAATTCACCTATCGAATCTAACTCATCGCTAGAAGTAGACTGAAGATAGGTTCTAACTCTTGTCTGAGGAACCTTCTCTGCCACAAGACGACGAACCTCCGCCGCATTAAATTTTTTCTTAGGGTCAGCTAAAAGAGCCGATTCAAAACCCGTCCCTGAAACTTCAGGACTACCCGACCTAAAATTCTTAATTATACTTAACCACTGCGCACCAGCTAAACGACCATTCTTGTCCGCAGCCCTAGCAAACTTAGGGCTTGATACATACTTAGTTAAGGCACCCATCGTAGGACTGTAGTGCTTTACCCTGGCGAAGTAATTGTTAGGAGTGGCTCCAATAATTAAACCCGTCGAGTTAAACACAGGGTTAGACTCATCCAAAGCCCCAATACCAGCCTCAACAGATAAAAACCCATCCTCTTCAACCCTGTTACCCTGAGCATCAGTAATGTCCAGAGCAGGTAATTCTTCACGCACCGGAGCAATGGGGTCATCTATTTCATCCGCAAACTGAGCGCGAAGATTATCTAAGGTGTCCTCTTGGAAAATACCTTGACGACGACCAGCCATTTCATTTCTTATCAAAGAAACAGCCACAGTATCCATCCCGTCTTGCGCTTCTTCTAACGCTTCAATCAAAGCATTATCAGGATAATGACCGTAGTTAACACGCTGTGGAGCTAAATTCTCTACCTCAACAAATTGCTCGTCAGGAGCCAGTATGTCGTCAAAAGCACTTCTCTGTGCAGTCACCGTGTCTACAACATCATCAGCTACACGAGACTGATCAGGAAGTAACCCGGCAATCCCAGGTTCCAGGGCCGAGGTCCCAGGTGCAACTTCCACCGCCTCACCCTCAATAACCGGACTCTCTAACTGAGTACGAGGAATATCAATAGTAGGCTCTACACGCTCTGGACCTAAAACCTCGGACCGCGATCCTCGGAGAATGTCAGCAAACTTACCGACCCCAGAAGCTAAAACAGCAGGATCAATAACCGAAGATGCTATCCGACCCGACTGAAAAGCAGGAGACGCAAGCAGCTTCTCCGCGTCTACATCGGTAGCCCCAATAGAATTTAATAACGTAGCTCCGTACTTTACGAAGGCATCACCGCCCGCATACTTCTGCAAAGCCGTAAGTGCCTCGTCCACGGAACTCCGAGGCATTTCATCGAATTTTTTACCCGTCGTTACAGCAGCAGCAAACTTCGGAGCATCTCTAAAAACAAGAGCAAGTATGTCCGCAGGTAACCCCAAAATATCAGCAGTTACCCCCGCACCAATACCAGAAGCTAGCTCCCCCGCCTGCCGTTGACGGTCCTCGGTTATTTCTTGTTGGTCCTGGGAAATACGCATGTTACCCAGAATCTGGTTACCAACTAAAGCTGATCCACCCTGAGACCCAAAAGAGGGCAGGACAGCAGGAGCTCCACCAAAACCAAGAAAAGCCTCTGGGTCCTCAAAACTTGAAAACATCTTGGCAGCGGCAGCGTTACGATTAGGCTTTGAAAGAGGTAACGCCTGCGGCATCGCAGGAGCAGGGGTTTTGTTTCTACGAGGGCTGGGTGTGGGAACTGCTACCATCAGTAATATTCTCTCACTTTAGGGGGCGGGTCGTCCTCAAACTCCTCGCCATTCAAACTAATAAAACCGCCCTGTCTAAAACGCATCAGGGCCATCGTCATACTATCACAAAAGTCATCGTTGTCGCCATTAGGAAACGAGGCAACCTCCTCTATAACTTCGTCCGCAAATTTTTCACCAGCAGGATACCATACTTTTCCAGATTCAAATATAGGAGAAACAATGTGCATGCGTGTGGTTTTGTCCATACCGCCCCCACCCCTTTTTCGACCGGGGCTAAAGGTTGACACAGGGAGGTCCAGTAACCTCATTTCGTCAGCCAAAGGTTGACCCGAAGCCTTGGCCTCAATCAACATCAACTCCGGCTCCCAATAGTCATACTCTTCCAAAGCAATATTTTTTAATTCAGGAAAATTCCAACGTCCCCTTTTTGCATCAAGCAATATTAGATGTTGGTCCCCGTTCCTGTGTGGCTGAAAAACACCCCAGGTTGTAATAGCAGAGTAGTCAGCCGTTTCCTTTTTACTGTACGCAGTATCGTAAGACTGAATGACGTAGTCCAATTCAGGCACGTCGTCCTCTTCCCACTCCTTCCACCACTCTCTTTTGACCATAGCGGTGGCTTCTGAGGTAGGATTCTGCTGCCACTGAGCATTCCACTTGCCTACAGAAAGAGAGGCTTTTACCTTCAAAAGCTCTTCTTTTTGCCAAAATTCAGGCCATAATGGCTCATCTGAGGGTAAAATAGCAGGAAATTCAACCACATCCCACTGGTCAGCCATAACATCTTTTGCCTGCGCTTGCAGTAACCTGCCCGTAATATCCTTCTTAGACCACCGAGTCTGAACAATAATGATGGTTCCACCAGGCTGAAGACGCTGACGAGGGCCAGAAGTGTACCACTCATACGCATTATCATAAGCAGTCGAGGACAAAGCATCCTGTTCCGAGTGCGGATCATCAATAATCAGCAAGTCAGCACCACGACCAGTCATCGCCGCACCCACCCCGGCAGCGAAATATTCCCCGCCTGCGCTGGTCTCCCACCGACCCGCTGCCTGGCTGTCCGCTTTAAGGTCAGTGTTCGGGAAGATCTCACGATAAAGTGGGTCTGCGATAAGATCTCTGACCTTTCGACCGAATCTTACAGCAAGTTCCGTATTCATAGTAGCCTGAATAATTTTTAGTTTTGGATTTCGGCCCAAAAACCAAGATGGCATGAGATAGGATGCAAATTCTGATTTAGAATGTCGGGGTGGCATGTTTACAATTAAGCGTTTTAACTCCCCCCGGGCTATACGTTCAAGCTTCTCCGCAATAACTCTATGATGGGTCCCCTCTATAAACCCTTCATACACATGCTTTGCATAAGCCATGAACTTATCTTGAGCCACGCCACGCGTTTCAAGGCGCTTTTGTTGCTCCTCAAGCATCAGAATTTCTTTAAGAATTTCTTCTGGGAGGATTTCTAAGTTAGTAACTTCATCCATTTCCGAACGATAATACCCTCAAATGAATTTATCAACCCTGCAAATCCTGTGCATGGGCAAGGCGCGGATCGCCTGTTCTTAGCCTCCCCCCCAACCTAGCATAGAATCTGATCTGGGACAAGCCCCAGTAACCCCCATACTCTTGCTTATATAGCAAAACACTTTTGCCTATAATCACCTATCTATATCCCACAAACTCCGATACAGTATAAGTATACAACTATTGGAGGATTACATGACTATATCACCGACATCTTTGTTCACCCTGCATGGCGTCACCTACTATGAGCACCCAACACTTGGCGATGAAGCTGCGTTGCTTGTCAAGGTTGCGGGCGTTTGGTGCGAGACAGATTACTATGATCGCCCCGATGATGGCGAAGCTCGCCAGATGGCGGCAGAGGTTGCCAAGGGTGATCTCTCTCTCCTGCCATCCTTCGCCGCAGTAGATCTGGGGGATTGCTAACAATGGCTATCACTCGCATTCATGTGAACCAGCACGTTATCCGTGCCAATGCAAAGTCAGGTGAACGCGACCCCGTGTTCACCGTCAAGAACCGTGGCACCAACACCTATGCCAACTCGGTCGAGATCGAAGGTCGCATGCGCCTAGTCTATAGCCCGGACAAGCCTCTGTCATGTGGTGCAAAGGTCTGGATCGAAGTAATGGATGAACAAAACATAGTCCTGAAATAGCAATAATACCCAGCCATAGGCTGGGTATTATTTTTTTTAAGAGCCGCGCCGAGCCGCGACGCGCAGGTCGCAGGTCGCAGGTTATTGCAGTTAGAAGAATAGTTATTTGTTAATTTATTAATAGTGTTATCCCATATAATCATATACAGTTTTATAGTGGCTGGATGGTCTGGTCACGCAATAAGGGGAAGTATGATGAAAGATACTTTACAACTACACCGAGACTTTCAAAACCAGTGGTTCAGCATGTTTAACGACAAGCGGCCAGTTTGTTTTGACTGTGGCGGATCGGGCGAAGTCGAGTCGGAGGTCGCAGTTATCGATCACATGAACGGCGGATACTTGGCAGGTTCAACTTCAGTATGCCAGCGATGCGATGGCGAAGGTTTTTATAGGGGGAATCAAAATGTATAGCGGATCAATTAGCACATTCAGTAAAAGTAAGTATAGGAAATTTAAAGAGGAAGGCCGAGGCGATGCCGAGGCGGTCGCAAGTTCAATGGGAAGTCTTACGTTTACCAATGTATCGACTTTGAAAAGATTGCACGAGGGCTTTGTCGAATCTATGAACACATGGGCGCTCAATAACAATATGAGCGAGTGGAATGAACCCAACTGGTATGATTCTAAGATCACAGTGTATAAGGGCAAAGCCTTTCATGGCATGTACACATTTACCGATAAAAAGCTTGTTAAGTTTGATTTTGGTAGGAGGGGATAATGACATTCGAGGCATTCTTAAAACAATGCGACAAAGAATTGATCGGGCTAGGATGCCCGATCAGTATCGATGACATGCCAGACGCACGTTGGCGTGACTACTACAACGATGGCATGTGTGTTATCGACGCATTGCAAACCGCCAATGATGACTGGTGGGACAATGATCTAGATTTTATTTTGTATGGTTAAAAAAGAAGCACGGTGAAAACCGTGCTTTTTCATTTGTTAGGCGCGGCGCGGTGGCGCGGCGCGCAGGTCGCAGGCCGCAGATTATTGTTTGACCTACGGCCTGTTTTATGGGATAAATAGTATATACTTTCATAAGGGGAAAATTATGACAAACTTACTATCAAAACCAAGCAAGATGAGCGCGGCAACAAGCTTTTCAATTCCCGCTCAACTATGCATAACGGGCGGCAAGCTTGCTAAAATAAAAGGCACCGTTTGCTTTGATTGCTATGCATTAAAAGGCGCGTATATCTGGGCACCAGTTCAAAAGGCGTTAAACTATCGTCTGGATAAGTTAAACGCGCCCGAGTTCGTCACCGAGATGGTCGCAGAATTAAACAAAAAACGCGCCAAGCTTCACCGCTGGTTCGATTCGGGCGACGTGCATAGCGTCGCGCATTGCCTGAAAATTATTGCCGTGTGTAAACTAACGCCACATAAGCGGCATTGGATTCCCACCAAAGAACGCGGCATATGGGAACAAGCTTTGAAGATGGAAAGCTTGCCCGATAACGCGGTGGTTAGATATTCAGCGCACAAGGTCGACGCAGCACCGCCCGTTAAATGGGAAAACTCAAGCGCAGTTATAACCAACATATCAAAGCCAATTGGCAAGCTGTGCGAAGCTTTCCGGACAAAGAAAAACGGCGCGATGATTAGCCTGGAACAATACAAAACAGCCAAGGCCGAAAAGAAGCTTGGCAAAATTGGCCTCGGTTTTTGTGGCGATTGCACCGCCTGCTGGTCGTCCGATGTTAAAACCGTATCATATCCGAAACACTAGGGTTTCCCCCGAAATAGCAACCCACGTAGTGGGTTGCTATTTTTCTTTTGGTGCCCGATCCGTCGCCGCGACGCGCAGATCGCAGGTTCGCAGGAGCGCAGACCATGATTCTAAAGCGCAGGTTCGCAACGCACAGGGCGCAGATCGCAGATCGCCGCGCCACAGGAGCGCAGATCGCAGATCATCGACCCTCGAACCTTGGATTTCTGCCGAAAAAGCACCGTCAAACAAATATACACTGCCTTCAAAGGGGTCGTGCGCCAAGATAAAACTAACGCCATTACATCTAGAATGCGAGGAATGCCAAGCAATTTGGGATTTAGACAGCTTGACTTTACCAGATTTAATTATTTTTAACTCACACCAAACAGGCGCACCATCCATGCACATGTATAGGTCAGGCATACCTTGTCCTGATCTATTTTCTATTCTCTGGGATTGCGTCTTTTTCGGTAAATGTTGCCTCAACGATTTCCACAGTGCTTGTTCTGTCTTTGGCATCTTCGACCCTCTTCATGTCTGGTTCGGGGAAAGCGTTTGGATATTGTTTGCGAAGATTGGCAAGCCTAGAAACAATATCTTCTTTCGACAGATTGTCGAGTTGATGGACATGTGTTGCCTCTCGCCTGTCGATAGTCAAACCACCCAAGGACGAGCGAATCTTTTCAGCATTAATCGCGGCAGAAAACTGGCCTTCTTCTTCAGCGGCTCTCGACAATTCATCAAAGCGTTTAAGTTGATTAATAAGAGTCACGCCGTATTTACGCTCTCTGTCCTGACGAAGTTCTTTTATAAGTTCTGGGACTTCGGGAAAACTTTTTCCATCCAAAAGCTTTGCCGCATGTTGTGCCGCGCTACCCTCTGCATAGCCAGCTTTTCTAGCGCACTCTGCATTCGAGTATCGACCATCAACATAATGCTTTGCAAACTCTCTCTGCCTGTTGGTCAATCCAGCAGGTCTGCCGCCTTTGTTTTTTATCTCTTCCATAGTGTTTTCTGTGCCTTTTTACTTTTCAAAATACCAAAAAGCGTCCTTGTCCGTCGTTAAAGTGTCACACTGTAACAGAAGTGTAACAGCTACGATTGTTACTGCATAAGGGTTTGTTACACTTGTTACACTTGTTACACCTTTTTCAAAAAATAAAAAATAAAAACTTTTTTTCCCTGAGAAACACTATAGAAGGTGCATTATATACTTGTGTTATGGGATAATATGTCTATTATTTATCTCATGCCGCATGCATACGATAAAGGATCGCGGTTCGAGGATCAATGACAAAGAGGATATAAACATGAATTCTTTACTAGTTATAAACGACGAGGTTTACGGAGATTTACCAAGGGATCAGGTTGAAGACTCACTTGGCCTATTACCTATGTGGGTTGCTGAGTATTCGATCAACGCGGTCGAGGGTGTTACTGAGTCCATCGTCGAGCACATGGAATATTGTTATGGCTTTGGGTCATTAATTAAGTTTGATGGCGAGGTGTTAGATAACGGTAATTATAAGAGTGCTTACGAGGAAGACGAGGATTTGCCTTGGATTGGTAAGATTCACACCAAGGATGGTTGGGTATATTTTTATCGGTACGCGATTACTGCGTTGCCTACGGAAGACGGTTATTTTCTTACAAGGATGGATTAGTTATGGGGAAGTTTAATTTAGGGTACAGAAAACCATTATTAGCACGTCGGATAATGCACATTCGTATTAACAATCGTGCTTGGATGCATGAGCAGATGAAGACTATTAAACTGCCAATTGAGGCTGTTGTTTCAAAGTCTTTGCTGTCAACCAGACGGAAGGGAATATAGTTATGAGTAAAGAGATAACGCTTAACCTACCACCGAAACAAGTCAACGCCATGCTGGTTGCAATGGATAACGAAATTGAAAACCAGTTAGGCGGCAGACCTGTTGACTGGGAATATTTTCCAGAACTAGCCGCCATGCTGATGGCTTACTACGAAACACGTTGTAAATTTAGGGAGAACCAAGATGGAAAAGTGTAAGGACAACAAAAAACCATATAATGTCAAAATTGACATTGAGGTTT